GTGGGTTATCGCGGGCCTCATTGGGGCCATCGTTGCCAGTTGGTGGCATAAGGACGACCTCATCGACTGGCGCGCCTGGGGCATCTTTCTCGTGACGGGGGTGGCCTGCTCCTTGTACTTGACCGGTATGGTGAGCGCCTACCTGAAGGTCACCGAGCCGAGCATCGTTGCTGGCATCGGCTTTCTGTTGGGTACGTTCGGCGGCTCACTTCTGGCAGCAATCAACCGAGCTATCAAAGCCGCTGACCTCTGGGCGCTTATCCGTCAGCGGTTCGGGGGAGGCAATCCACCATGAATCTTGAACTGATCAACTCCATAGCCTGCGGCATGATTGCCTTGTGGGCGTTCTGGTGCGTGGTAAGCGGGAAGGTGAGGGACGGCATCCTCGGGAAGCTGATCTACTCGACGATCGCCATCAGCGCCTACGTGGTCACCACCCGGCACGACAGTTTCCTATTTGGCCCGACCACTGCCGGGCTGACGCTGCACATCGCCCTGGCCCTGGCCGGCATCCGCCACCTGTTCATGGTCACGTATTGGCAGCGGGTCAAGGCCTGGATCTGTCGACACCTGAATTGTGAGCACTGCATGGGCTGCGAGAAGAAGCGGTAAGGCGCGACACGTTTCGCGTATCAGCAAATTGTGTCGCGACACTGGAGAAAGTTATGGCTGATCAATCAGGCGAGCACGTTCATTGGGCCGACGATGGTCGTGGGCAGCGTGAAGTCTTCCTTGACGGTAAGCGTATTGACTGCGTGACTTACTGCGACACCAAGGCGGGTATCGCTGTGGTTGCGGACATGCCGCTGCGCTGCACAGACGGCATGCACATCGACTACAGCTCTGTGCGGGGAGATATCACCGTGGTTCCGCTGGAGGGCGCATGACCAACGTGACCCGCCTTCGCCACGCTGTCCCGATGAGCCAGGACATCAACAAGGCCCTGACCGACTTGGATAGCGCGATCGCCAAGGCGGTAGATGCTGCTCGGGCAGCCGGGATGCCTCAGGGGCTGATCGTCGCCGAGCTCCACGGGCACGCCCACGTACAGACTCACATCATGGTGAGCAAATGACCGCCAAGCTGATTGATTTCAAGCGCGAGGGATGGAGAGACGCCGCCAAGACCTTGCGAAAGATCGCCGAAGACCTTGATGCTGGTGTTCACCCGGAATGCACTGTAGGCGCCCTGACCCTGATCGGCGCGAAGGGCGAGGTCACGGTATTTGGGCTGGGCCCTAAGTGCGACGACCTGCAATGCCTGGGTGCTATGCGCCTGGGTGAGCAAAAGCTGATTGATGTGCTGCTGGACGGCGGGGAAGGGTAGGTGTGCCGCATATGAGTACAGCCCATAGTTCTGGCTGCCCACCACGAACGCACATCTTGGTTACCCGGGCGCTTACATAGACCTTGGTGGGGAGACGCTGCCTTAGGTGCCCGGGCATACTCGAACCTCATTCAAAAGGAGGTTGGTATGAGTTTCGAAGCGATCCAGACTACTCAGTTCGATTTGACAAGGAATGCGGCTTTCCATGCGGGGCAGGTGAAGTCGTTTGCAGCGTCTTTGAGCAAAAGCCTCAACGAACTACTCAATAGCGAGGTCCCTACAGAGCAGTGGGGGACATCTGCCGCGATAGGGGGCGACGGGATCACGCTTCGTGTAAGCACCCCGTTTGGCGAGGCTCGGGCGGTATCGGTTGTTTATTTGAGTGGCGGTTACATCGGTCTTCGATATGTCTTCGAGAAGCTTGTAACGGCAGGCGATGGGGAGGCCATATTCCTGCCGGTGTGGGCAGTTCGAATATCGGGTGAGGGCAAGGTTGTGAGTGATGATGGTGCTGATCCAATTTTCAGCATGCGAGCCATTTCGGCAAACGAGCGTGACAATGGAGTTGTTACGGTGGCCTTGTCCGCTCTTTATGCAATCGCTACGGACCAAGGCTATTACGTCGCCGATGAAGAAGTGAGCAGGGATTCGATGTGACGAAGCAACCCGCCTGGGAGGCAATCGAACGCGTCTACCAGGCCGGGTCGCTGTCTATCAGAACCATTGCTGAGCGCTAGGCGTGAGCGACAACGCAATCGGGAAGAAGCCCAAGGACCCTGGATAGGCACGCGACCTTTTTGAGCATGAAAGTCATGAGCAGCAGCCAATTGACGTGTTCTGATTTAGTCAGATATCATAATGCCACCTGCCGCTTCTGCATTATTGGGAGACGGTGAACAGCTGCTCCTCACGGGAGTGAGCGGTGCTGTGGGTACGTTGACGTTAAAAGGGGCCGCATTTTTTGGAATAGTTATTCTGATTTTGTGGTGCATTCAAGTAAAAATCTCTTCTAATGATCAAAAACCTGGACTTAAAGGGAGTGTGTGTATGGGTAAATTAATTGTTGTTTCCGCTGTGACATTTTTGGCAAACGCGTTAACGGCCCTGTACGTCAATAACCTTCCAGCACTTAGCATTCGGGTAGCTTAATCGCCCACCGGTTTAGCGTCATTTTTCGTCCGCGCGACCAACAGACCCCGGCCGACATTTAGTCGACTGGGGTTTTTTATGTCTCGAATTTGCTCGTGACCGAGAAAATCATCGAGAAGGCATGGTCTCGATTGCCGTATCGCTCGGCGTACGGAATGAGCCTGGACGCCTGCAATCATTTCAAGCTGTAGGTGACTCATGGACAGACCGTTCCCTCCTGCATCACTAATTGAGCTGTCCGAGCTATCCGACTTCGGGATCCGCCTGACGCCCGCCCCCGAGGTGTGGGAATGGCTCCAGGCCGAGATCCTTGCCGACACCGGCAGCATCCACAATGAAGACCATGCCCACCTGCTGGATGCAGACATCCGGGTCATGTGGGCGTCATCGAGCTTCAACAAGCAGGGCCGCACAGTCCTAGGCCAGGCCGAGCAGGTAGCGTTCCGCGCTGGAGGCTGGCAGAAAGCCCGGATGGAGCAACAGATGCGCGATTGGTTCGGCGATGTGCCGGCCTACATCATCACCCTGGCTGCTGACTACTGCGCCCAGTGCAGCGATACCGACTTCTGTGCTCTGGTTGAGCATGAGCTGTACCACATCGCCCAAGCGCGTGATGGGTACGGCCAGCCCAAGTTCACCCAGGAAGGCCTGCCCAAGCTTGAGATGCGTTCACACGATGTCGAGGAGTTCGTCGGTGTGGTCCGCCGCTATGGTGCGAGCCCTGACGTTCAGGCGCTTGTGGATGCTGCAAACAGTCCTGCTGAGGTGGGGAAATTGAACATTGCGAGGGCCTGCGGAACCTGTCTGCTCAAGTCGGCCTGATTCTGGACAGGCTCTGGACGGATGAAAATCTATGGCAGCCCTTCAAAACGACGTGAAGGCCTTTATCGTTCAGGCCTTGGCGTGCTTCGACACGCCTTCACAGGTTGTTGAAGCCGTCCAAAAGGAATACGGGTTATCGGTGACTCGCCAGCAGGTGGAGACGCACGACCCAACCAAGACATCAGGGAAAGGCCTGGCCAAGCGCTGGGTGACGATGTTTGAAGATGCCCGCAAGCGCTTCCGCGAGGAAACCGCCGAGATCCCGATTGCGAACCGAGCTTACCGCCTCCGCGCCATGAACCGCTTCGTGGAGAAGGCTGAGTCGATGAAGAACATCGGTCTCGCCATGCAGATCCTGGAGCAAGCGGCGAAAGAGACAGGCGATATGTTCGTCAACCGCTCCCGCAAAGAAGAGCCGGGAGACGAACCGGCCGTACCGACCCGTATACAGGTCGACGTAGTGGACGCGAGGAAGCCGAATGCCGAGCCTTAATGTCCCCCAGGCTCAGTTCCTCACGCTGCCTCACAAGTTTCGTGCGTTCGTTGCTGGGTTTGGCTCAGGCAAGACCTGGGTTGGGTGCTCGGCACTGAGCAAGCACTTCATGGAGTGGCCCGGCGTGAACGCCGGCTACTTCGCACCAACATATCCACAGATCCGGGACATCCTCTATCCAACCATGGATGAGGTGGCCTATGACTGGGGGCTGAAGACAAAGATCAATCAGGCGAACCACGAGGTTCACATCTACAGCGGTCGGCAGTGCCGCGGCACTGTCATTTGCCGGTCGATGGAAAAGCCGCAGACCATTGTCGGCTTCAAGATAGGCCACGCCCTGGTGGATGAGTTGGACGTGCTGACGTCGATCAAGGCGCAGCAGGCCTGGCGCAAGATCATTGCTCGGATGCGCTACAACTTGCCCGGGCTGAAGAACGGGGTAGACGTCACCACGACGCCGGAAGGCTTCAAGTTCGTCTTCCAGCAGTTCGTGAAGCAGCTGCGCGACAAGCCTTCGCTCAAGGATATGTATGGCCTGGTGCAGGCGAGCACGTTCGACAACGAGCTGAACCTGCCGGACGACTACATCGAATCACTGATGGAGTCGTACCCGCCTCAGTTGATCCTGGCGTACCTCAAGGGCCAGTTCGTCAACCTGACGTCCGGCACCATCTACACGGCCTATGACCGCAAGCTGAACCAATGTTTCGACACGGTGCAGCCCGGCGAGCCCCTGTTTATCGGGATGGACTTCAACGTCGGCAAGATGGCGGCAATCACCCACGTCAAGCGTGACCAGGGTCTGCCGCGCGCAGTGGACGAGTTGATGGACGGCTACGACACGCCGGACATGATCCGCCGTATCAAGGAGCGTTACTGGGAACACACCGGCAACGACTTCAGGAAAACCTGTGAGATCCGGATCTACCCTGACGCCTCAGGCGATTCACGCAAGTCGGTCAACGCCAGCCTCACCGATATCGCCATGCTCAAACAGGCCGGCTTCACGGTCATCGCGCCGGCGGCCAACCCGCCGGTGAAGGATCGGATCAATGCCATGAACGCCATGTTCTGCAACGCGCAGGGCGAGCGGCGTTACCTGGTCAACCCGTTTACCTGCCCGACATACGCCGACGGCCTGGAACAGCAGATCTGGGCGCCCAACGGCGAACCGGACAAGAGCCAAGGCAATGACCACGCCAACGACGGCGGCGGTTACTTCATTCACCGCGAGTACCCGATCGTTAAACCGATCACCACAATGAAAATGGGAGTCGCCCGATGACGGACGTCACTTTTACCCGTCCCGAGTACACGGCGGCGCGATACCGCTGGCGCTTGGTACGCGACGTCTGCAAGGGGGCGGAGACCATCAAGGCTGCTGGCGACCGTTATCTGCCGAGGCCCAACGCAGCTGATACCGGTGACGACAACAAGGCGCGCTACGAGGCGTACAAGAAGCGGGCAGTGTTCTACAACGCCACCGGCCGCACAAAGCACAGCCTCGTTGGCGCAGTTTTCCGCACCTGGCCAACGTTGACGGTGCCAGGCGCACTCGATTACGTAGCCAGAGATGTCGACGGACAGGGCGTGAGTGTCTACCAGCAATCCCAATCGGTGATTGGTCACCTGCTTGAAGTAGGCCGCCACGGGCTACTGGTGGATTACGCCGCAGTCGAGGCCGGAACGGTCAGCAGGGCGGACGAACTCTCCGGCCGAGCCCGGGCAAACATCGCCAGCTACACCGCAGAGTCGATCATCAACTGGAAGACTCGTCAGCTCGGCGGTCAGCATCTGCTGAGCCTTGTCGTGCTGCGTGAGACGGTAGATGTCGACACAGATGACGGCTTCGGCAGTGAGCAGGTTGTTCAGTACCGCGTATTGCGCCTGGATTCTACCGGGATGTACACGCAGGAAGTCTGGAAGGAAGGGGCGAGCGAGACCGCTCAGGTTGTAGCCCCATTCACGCCGCTCAATGGTTTGGGTCGGCCGTGGAAGGTG